TTTCAGTTTGATCCACGTTGCTTGCAGTACCAAGAGCGCCGGAGTCAAACAGCCAAGTATTACATCAACTATTCGAAGGAGAAGACCAATGGATAACGAGCGCTTTGCTAGGGACATTCGCGAAGCTGGTGCTGAAGTACAGACAGCGGAGGTAAATCTAGCTACGGCTGAAGCCACAGAGAAACGGACAGCCGCGAAGTTGATGTTCATCGCTGAGAACCAGCACGGACACAAGACTGTTGCGGCCCAGACCAAGTGGGCAGATGACCAGCAGGAAATGTTTGATGCGCGTGTTGCTAGAGGCACTGCCAAAGGCGCTCTCGCGGCGGCTAAGCAGAACGCACTGGCGGCAGAGGTGGCATTCAAAACGTGGCAGACAGAGATGGCTACCACACGGGCAGAGATGAGGACATTGATGGGATGACAGATTTTCCGCAAAAAATGACCAAAGGTATGGGCCGATATTACTTGGCGTTAATTAAGTTTTGGATCGAGTACAGGGTTCCGCCGACTGCGGCTGAGCTTGCTGATGAGCTTGGGGTCCACATAAACGCAGTCTATGAAGCTCTACACAGGCTTGAGAAAGATGGGTGGGTTATCACTCATCAAAAATCTATGCGTCCAATCCCCATCGATCTCGATGACATGATGGCTGAGTTTTTTTGCTACATCGATCATGGCGAAATGCGGGAAAACATCGCATGAAGTCGCACTGGGCTACCAAAGAAGAGCATGAATGGATGGACGCCATCGTTCAATTGGGTTGCATAGTTTGCCGGCTGTACATGGGCGTCAAATCCCCTGCTGAAGTTCACCACATACACGGCAAGACCAAGGTAGGCGGTCACCTCGAGACCATCCCCCTGTGTCCTGCACATCACCGGCTGGGCCACTCGAATGATCGATACGTGTCTCGCCATCCCTACAAAGCTCAGTTTATTGAGCGCTACGGAACAGAGGAGTTTCTCCATGAGCAAACATCATCACTTATCGTTAAACGATGCGACACCGGAAGACTGGGACCGAGTCTCGAGGCCGAAGCACTACTCTAGTCAGAACGACAAGTTCCCTGACCTCGAGTGCATCGACGCCATCAAAGCGAGCATGTCTCCCGAAGCGTTTCAGGGCTACCTGAAGGGCAACATCATCAAGTACTCATGGCGCTACGCCGACAAAGACAACCCCAAGGAAGACCTCGCGAAAGCGCAGGTGTATCTGGGTTGGTTAATGCAAGAGATATCCAATGGTTAATTCAAGAACAAAGGGCGCTCAGTTCGAGCGCGAAGTGGTCAACGTGTTTCGCGATTGGCTGGGGGATGAAGCAACTCAAGGACTGCGTCGAAACCTGACGCAGTATCAGGTGGCGGATGAGGGTGACCTCAAGCTGGGACCGTTCCTGATCGAGTGCAAGCGCTACGCCAAGGGGGACATCCACCAACAGTGGTGGTGGGAGCAAATTTTAAAAGCGGCGGGAGAAAAATATATCCCCCTCCTTATCTACCGATTTGATCGCCGTCCCATACGCATGGTCTTCCCCTTGCACGTAGTGGGAGATTACCCAGAGAACCATGACTACACCTGCACGGTAGGTCTGGAAGAAGGGATCATGATCGTCAGGGAAAAGCTTCTTGCGGATTCCAGAATTTAGGGCGCACCTCAAGCTCGCGGCAGAGAGACTCGACTACCCAGCGGTCGAGGCTTACGTCCATCAGAACATCGACCCACAGTTCCACGACCTGATGTTCCGATCACTCTACCTCGAGCTACCTCACCACTACGCCCAGCAGGATGTGGAGTCCATCAAGAAATTTCTTGATAGCCTGCCAGCGGTTGAGCCTGTACCTCACTTCAACGAGATCGTGACCTACTGGACACGGCGGATCTGGAAAAAACGCAATGGCTAGACCTATCTATGAGACGGCTCAAGACAGAGCCAACGAGGAAGAGATAGCCACCCTGCTAGCTGAGCGTTACAACGCTAAGGCAATCAAGGCCAAGCGCTTGTATGGTCTCGACTGGTTCTTTGAGCGTGATGGCTACGTTGTGGGCATGGTTGAGATCAAGGTGCGTAACTACGCCAGCACCACCTTCAACACCTATATGATCAGCGCTGACAAAATTGCACGGATCAGGATGCTGTCCAGTGTGTCTGGCATCCCGTCGTTTCTGTTTGTGGCATGGACTGACACCGTCGGCTACATCAACCTCGCTGACACGCCAGACTACACGGCAATCGGTGGGCGCAGAGATAGGGGTGATCCTCAGGACATCGAGGTGCTACTCCACTACAGCGTGGACAGGTTCATCAGGGTATAAAAAACCCCGCTACTGCGGGGTGTCTTCTAGTTTTAGCTGGAGCGCCAGCAGTTTGTAGGCGGTGTCTGGCATTCGCCGGTAGCCACGGGTCTCTGGTGTTCGGGTCCAGTTGTAGACGCCCTCCACCGTCATGCCCAGCAGATCTGCTACCTGCTTGCCTGATAACTGACGCTCATGCATAACCTTCCGCAATGATTCGTTGTTATCCATACCTGTCTCCAGTCCACCATTCAGGGTACACGATCTCAATTACCGGTTGATCGTTGAGGCGCAGTAGCACGGTCGAGTAGTCAAACAGGATTGCCACCGGCTCCCTGAATCGCTCAGCCATTTGCCTTGCCGCTTCGACTGCTATCTTGGCATCGTCGCTGTTGTTTGTCGCAAGCTCAAAGATCATGGGTACTGCTCCGACAGGTAGTCCTCGAGGTCTCTCTCACCGTCGGTGTCCAGCTCCACAATATGACCGTTCCACTCGATGCGATCCCACTCAACCTCAAAGAATCGCACCTGCTCGACGCGGCCCTCAGATTCTACGGTCTCAGTCCATCGATGAACAACAGGGTTGATCACATCTAGCTCGCTCAGTTCCATCTCAATTAACGCAGTAACCATTACTGAAGCTCCCATGTGTAGCGCAGATAATCACCGTAGCTCTGGCCTTTGAAGCCGCACTCTCGATGCAATCTGACGGTGTACTCTGAGTTGCGGAACATAGCCCCAGCGATGTACGCCTCCTCCGCGAAGTAACCACTGGTGGACAGGGGCGTCTCTGGGAAGGCGTCCTCACAGATTCCAAGCAGGATCTGCTCCTCGTTCTCATCCTTGAAGGTGTCCTCGATGACCGGAATGTTGACCTCGATGACCTCGAACCAGCGGTCCTTCTCTCCCTCGATTTCCTCCACGTAATAGATCCAGTCGTGCGGACCCAGACCTGACTGGCTCATGATCTTTTCGATGCTGACCAGTCGTGGGTGACGAGGGTTCTTGATGAAGTGCTTCTCTCCATCCAGAACCTTAACGTCCACCTTCTCTCCGATTTCAAAAGTACTCATTGGGTTAACTCCTTTGCGAGCAAGCTTTTCAGTGCAATCAGGTCGGCCTTATCGATGACCAGCTCCCCCAGTTTGCGTTCCAGTTCGGCCATGATCTTGCGCCGCTTCAATATCTCAACCGCCATTGCTTTTTGGTGGTGAGCAGTCACCGCCTTGTAGCTTCCGGTGGGTGAGATGATTGTCTCCAGTATGTGGCTAGGCAGTTCGTAGTGCATCAGCTTTTTTCCTCTTGGTGTTGATGAACCTGACCAGCTTGGGCAAGTCCTCGATTTGAAACTCGTCGAGGGTGAACTCGACCATGAGATTTGAGACGACCTCGTCTTCACGATAGCCGCCAAGTAACAGGGCCGTAGCCCTGTCGGTTATGGTGTAGCGGTACACTGGCTCCATCAGGCGACCCCCTCGAGCTTCAGCTCCACGTTGCGGTAGATGCTCTCCATCAGGTCTTCAGTCTCAGGGTTCCATGCGTAGTCTGAGATGGTCTCGATGGGTTCAGATCCACCGTTCCCATAGATGAGCCAGAACCAGCCGCACCTCTGCCAGCTACCGTCACCCGACTGCTCATGAACCTTGATGTAGTCCCAGTCGGTGGTCGCCATATGTTCAAGCACCTGCCCAAGGTCAAACGATTTGGTGAGGGTGTC